TACTGAAGAGGACTACGAGGATGAAGACAACAGAAATCGTCAACAGCATCGACTTGAAAGACAATGTAGTTAAAAATTATGTACTGAAAAAAGATGAGAATTACGACGTGTGTGTGAATAAACTAGTACCATCCACATCACTGCTGTTTGACACAATGAAACACCACATCACTGGCAAATTATCTCTTGTCGAGATTGTTAGTTATCTTGAATCTTTTCTTGTTTACACGAAAGATGTACATTTTATGTTATACCAAAAAATAAACATCTTCATAACTCAGCGTATCGAAAGTTACAAAAAAAAATACGTAGAAAGAGGAGACAGTTTTAGAGAGTTAGTCGGTTACGACGAAGAATCGATGAGATTATGTGAAACAAGTTTATCCTTGATGAACATTTTTAAATTCTTTCTTGGAACAGAACAAGCTACGTCGATGCGAGACGTGAAGGAAGAATATAACTTGGAGGATGACGAGAATGGTGAGAGCAAGATTAATATGTTATATTCTAACTCAGACATTTACAGAAAAATTGTTCTCACAGATTATGCCAGATTGTTTTGTAGTTTGATTTCACTCGGAAATCTTGTTTTGATGATTGCTGACCCGAAAATTAATACCGAAGAAGAGATATCATTCGATGAAGCAGTTCAAGACGAAGCCGTTGAAGACGCGGTAATGAAATTACGCGAAAAAATAACGAGCGAATACAACCGCCAATTGATTGCCATTCCAGTAATTAAGAGAATTGAAAATTATGAACTCTTGAAGTACAATTTAAACAAGTACGAAATGCGTGTGGATGACGATGAATTAAAATCACTACTAGAAAAACCATTGCGAGTTATTGAAGTGAGGGACTTGATAATGAAAAAGGAAGACGGGGTCATGAAATATTTCCTCATCAGACAGCTCGTGAGAAATTTTGGGAGAGAACCTGGCGAATATGATGTCGACAAGAATTGGTACTACTGTAGATTACCAGATGAAACGCAATCAGTACAACTATTACCAATATTTATTGTAAACATGGCTGTAGAATACTCTCGTTTGACTCCCCTAGAGTTCAATGTATTTTTGAATAGCTTGATTATGAAGGCTAAGAAAAGCGCAAATAACATTTACTGGGTTGACGAGAACACAGGTTATCCTATCTCAAGAATCGGTTTTGTGAGAGAGCGTGACTTAATATTTAATGAAGATGAAGGTGTCGACGATGGCGAGGAGACACAAGAAAAAAGAAAAAAACATGATGATGCTGACCTGGAGATACTTGATTTCGACATTCGAACCAATGAAGAACGAAAAAAAAATATTATTAAAATTATTAATGGTATTGCGGAAAAGCTTCAAATAGGATTATTTCCTGTGAACCTGACCAATTTCATTTTAAATCAAGCGAACAGGCACGTCAATTCAATTGAGTCAAAGGAAAGTTTTGAGAAGAAGAAACGTTCAGGAGGCGATTACGAAGCATTTGTACAAGAGAATATATTATTTTCTACTGTTGCTCTTTTCTTTGTGGCATTTCAAACTAGTCTGGTAGACTTGAAGTATGGTGAGAAATTTCATGGATGTGTGAGGTCATATGAGGGATACCCGCTGAGTGATGATAAAAACGACTTGGCGGGCATAACATATATTGCTTGCGTGCTATTGACCATGAAAGTCAACATAGAACCATGGAACAACATAGGCAATAGTGAAGACATCAATAAGAGTAAAATATTCAATATTATTAAAAATTCTTTGATGAAGCAGCCAGATGTCATATCTAAGATTCACAAGAAAAAATTACAAATTGCCGATAGAGATGTAAGAAAACTAGAAACGAGAGATGAATCATTGCGCGTCGATTGGAAACAATTTTTACCACCTTTGCTAGAACAAAAGGAAAATCTGCCAGGTGTGTTTGCTGAGGACATAGAAACCAAACAAGAAGAATTAAAACGCTTAATTAGAGAAGGTAGCGCGTTGTCAATACAAGTGTTACATACCTTACAGTCAGTCATTTTTCGATTATCTTTGTCAATACAAAAACAAATTCAAGATACGGTAGTTTTAAGTGGTGAATTGCTGATGAAGAATTTTAATGGAGCCTTTTTTTGTTGTCAGACATTATTAAATACAAATAACTCAGTTTTCGATTGGTTCAACAGAGAGAGTAACGATGCGATTAGATTAAATAATATCGTGGCAACTAAAATCTCCAATGTGATTTCTTATGTGGTTCATTCGACTGGAGGTGACATTTTATACAGTATGTTTGACACCAAAGACAAGTTTCCGGCTATCTTGGAGGAGTTCAGTCCGGATACGGTGTACATTGCTTTTATTTATTACCTGAAATATAATAGAAAAGGGGAAACGCCTGAAGAACTGAGGCTAATTTGTGATAATAGAGAAATAATACAAAATGTGAAATTATCTGTCGATGAGCTTCTTGTTATGTTAAAAGAAGACGAGACAGCCAAGAATTGTTTCACTGCTTCGAATTTGGATAGATTATTAAAATTTGTGAGTAAAACAAAAATTGTACATGTTTCCATGAGTCTGGATTGCTTAGAGAGAACCAAAAACTTAATGGAAAACGAAATAGATGAATCACGATTTTTGCTCGAGTATTTCACTGGAAAGATGCCAATAAGTGATTTAAAACAAGAACTCTTTGAGAGAACAAACGCATTCAAACAAGAAATACAAAAATTCACAGGAACTACTGAAATAAATTTGTTTCAAAAGAAAAAAAACCCTCTAGAGAGTCCAACGAGCGTCGAAAACTCATTGCGCGTAAAAGTTAATTTTTTCACAACAATGATACATAACATGGTCAACCTGTACCCTGAAAAAATACTGAAAATGCAGAAAGTACCGGCTGAGGCCATTACGTTACCACCATTTTTAGTGAAATTAACAGATGGCCACGCTACAAAGCTTCGCGAAATGATGCTGGAAGAAAGAAATGATGTCATGCTACCAGAGGCGAATGCGCACGTGAAAGAAATTCTTTTGCAATTGATGGCATCTAGAAAGTGTCTGTTTGTTACCCAACTCATGGGGTGTTTGCCTGCGCTAGAAGATGATGAATTAACTGAGCTTTTGTACGAATACTTCACAAACGTAGTTCTTTTTGATTACATTGTCGCATTTGAAGATTATTTCCGCAATCATGGAGGGGCAGTAGTACAAAAACCAGAAAGCCAACAACAAATTGTCGAGCTGCTAAGACAGTATATCAAAATCTTGAGTGAATATGGAAAAAAGAAGAATGCGAGGGAAAAGGGGATAGAGTTAAGTTACCAAGAAATATCAGACATGTGGTTTCTTGAAGCGGAAAGGGAGAAAAATACAATTCTTCGAAAATTGAAAATGATGACGCCTGATGAGAAAGCAGCCAGGAGGGATACAAGTATTTTAAACGGAAAACGAGAAACAAATAAATACGCTGATGTCCTTCAGGCAAGCGGTATTGGAGGAGAAGAAGAGAGAGACATAAATGAATTTGACTTTGCTGGAGGAGAAGAAGATGGTGGATTAGAAGAAGAAGAAAGAGAATCCGGGGACGAAGAGGAAATTGACGATAAAGACGAAGACGACGGGAACTCACAATAAAAAACAAGGAAGTGAAAAAAAGAATAATTATAAGAAAATTTTATAATTATTATATTATATATATATTAACAACACATGAACCGAATTTTTGTCAGAGACAACATTACGACTGTATCAATTGGGTTGTTTGTACTTATTTTTGCCTCCATACAGTTACTCAAACCGTCTTTTCTCTACAAAAGTGATGGCAGCGCAAGAGAATTTGGAATTGGCTATCGAAGTAAAACAATTCTGCCCATTTGGCTGTTGTCCGTTGTTTTAGGCATTTTGAGTTATTTAATTGTTCTCTACTATATTGCTCACCCGAAGATTCATTTCTAACTCTTCAAAGTGCTTTTTTTTAAGTTTTATAGAGTATAAACTTGGCTTTCAGCTTCCGCTTTTTTCGCATTTGCTTCCTCTTCTTTGCTTAAGAATTCTTGGTAATTCTTTTCCATAGTCGCGGGACTGCTCTTACAGCCTCTTGTCGATATCTTCAATTGAACTATTGATGTCAGCAATAAGCCAGTGTATATGTACCACATTGCCTCCCCAATATTGTCTCTTGTCACAACGATGTCAAAAAGCTCTGTTTTCTTCGCTATGGCAATATTGGAACTATCGTCTTTGTATTGGTCCTTCATCAATGGCTTCAGTATATTCCAGTAATCATTAAAATTTTCCGGCACGATTTGATTAATCAGTATGGACGAATTTCCACAAATCTTCACAATCGCATCCGCCGCTTCTTCCATTTTCTTCTTTTCAGCATCGCCTCCAATTTGGGGCGGTTGTTTCTCCTCGTCTAGTATTTTATTTAAATCTCTATTCACGAGTAGTTCTGTTATTATCTTATTGGCTTCAATCGAAACATAAAAATAACCGATGACGTCCGAGAAAACACTCTTAAACCCTGGAAAAACAAGTAAAACAATTATGATGACACCAAATATGAGCAACCAGGGTATGAAAGTCAAAAATCCCGCGGCTCCTATGTTCTCTGATATGTTGCCTCCACATGTGGATGAAATAGTGGAAGTATTCACTGCGAACTGAATTATCATTACCATAAGAAAATAAATACCTAAATATATGTAGTTATTTTTACTATATTCTTTGTAAGTACTTGGATCGCCACTTAAGATTTCATATGTCAACATTGGTTTTAATGCCATGTAATAAAATATCGTTGTCAAAATAAAAGTAACAATATTCATGTAAGAAGAGTTTGCCATCTAGTTTTTCTGCTTTTATTATTTATATATATTTAAATCTCGTGTAATTATTCTGTAATTATAAAATCTATTATTTGTATAAAAATAAAAATAATTTATCAAAAATATGGATTTTGATGCAAGACCACACTTAACTGAACCTGGCATAAATTACTATTTGAATGAAACATTAAAACAATGTCACATATTTAAAATAAATCACAACAATACTGTCATAAACATTTCTCTACTTGTGGGGTTTATTCTAATTTTAGCTTCCATTTTATTGTACAAGTACAAGGGTCGACTCACACGTGAAGAGGTAAATAAAAAAAATAAAGAAAAACAACAGTACATACTCTCCAAGGTGAAAAATTTTCAAGAGGCTAAAAGAAGTGCTCATCAGGATTTGATTAGCGGATTGCCTGGATGGGATAATGAATACGATGCCATAGTGGGTAAATCTCGTATATGAGAAAAACAATAAATTTATATTAAATATTTTTATTCACTCTTCCATATATATATCAAAAAATATGGAAGGAGAACCAGAAGAGCAACAACAACAATTAACCCCGAAGGAGTCTTACGACGAATCCCTAAGTATCTATTACAGATTAAAGAAAGACTACGACAAGTCCAACCAACAGTTATTGAGCCGACTTAGAGAGAGTGCCAAACTTAGCTTGGACCAGAAAAGAAAAAAAATAAGAAAGAAATGTGTAAACTGTGACTATGCCGGAAAGGAGGGCACCATTTTCTCAGTAGAGGTGAAGCATAACTCTGACCCTCTTTACACCTCTAGAATACTTTCAGCGAAGTGCGGAAATCCAATGGAAAGTCAAAAGTGTTCACTTCACATTGAACTTGATACTGGTAGGTTCTGCTTGTTACCACGTATCATAGAAGAAAAGACAGATGAACTTGACCAAATCGAGGCAGCACGTCGATTAATCAACATCAAGTCAAAATTTGGGTACATTGAGAAAGAAGAGCTCGAAGCCACATTAGCAAGCGAATCCAAAATCGCAAACGATGGACTAGTGTATTTTGACGGTCAACTCAAGGGTCTACAAATGAATAAAAACAACGAAGAAATAGGAAGGCTAGAGAGAGAGACTTCCACCACCTTGAGGGATTTTAAGAACGCGATGCTGTCGAAACCTGTTGAAGAAGAGCTGAAACTCTTGATGACAGACTTTGTGAGAGACTACATTGATAATAAAAAAATCATTTTGAACTTAAAATACGATAGTAAATACGAAGTAATAGAAGAAGACGAACATGCTTTCTTGAGGTACAATGGGGTTCCAATATATGATTTGGATTACGCTTACATGAAACACCCCAAAGTAATAACCACGTCCAAGAGTCAGTCTGTCACCGAGGCAACAGAGATAGAGACAGACGACGCGACAGAAGCCTTGTACAAGATATTAAAAATAAAAAGTAACGCTCCTCTCAAGAGAATCGAGAAAGCTTACAGAGAATTAAGTAAGAAGTACAACCCGGACGCATTTACTGAGGATTCTGGGTTTACTGAGGACGAGGGTAAACGAATGTTCAGCGAGGTATCTCGCGCTTATCAAATCCTGAAAGATAAAATGGAAAAGAAAGGAGGAACATCATCAGGTAACATTATTATGATGAATCCTCGCATATTGTACAACATGCATGACGAAGAAGACAAATTTGGATACCCTTCTCTTTAGAGAATTAAGTTTTATTCTTTGAATACTATATAAAGAAAATGATATTCAGCTACATATCTTTACCAGCTTTTTTGATAAGTTTTGCTGTAGGAATATTTTTTATTTATATATTAGGACCAGACACGAAAAATATACTCATATATCCTAGTCCTGAAAATGTAGATAAGGTCTTGTTAAAAGATAATGCGGACAATTGTTTTTTCTACAAGCAAACTGAAGTCGAATGCCCTAACGATGAATCACAGATATCGTCTGTACCGATACAATAGATATCTCTCTGGAAAATTATTTAATTGCATATATTATATTAAAAGAACATGTATCTTGGAAGATTTGTACACACGGAAACGGGAAAGTATATCATGTCCATCCTTCTTGGATTCGGACTTGCTTCTTTATTTAGAGCGGTTTGTAAAGATAAGAATTGTTTAATGTTCCACGCCCCACCTTTAGATGAAATTAATGGAAAAATTTATAGCTACAATGAGAAATGTTTCAAGTACGTACCTACGGCTACGAAATGTGACCTGAATAAAAAAATTGTCAGTTTTGCGTAAATAACTCAAGCAATCATTCTTCACATATTTATAAATACATAAATACAATTTCTATGACAGACACAACAAATATTATGGATTTGCCAACAGACCCAGCCGGAGGGGGCAATGTGTCGAATAATATCTCATTAAGTGCTATAGAAAAACATGACAGTACAGGAAATGGAAATATCTCTCTTGACCAAACAACTATAAGTCAAATTGTTAATGGTCTGCAGCAAGCAAGCATAACGGGCGCCACACAGTTACCATCGAGAGACATACCAATGACTACAACCGGTCATACCCACGACCCTTACATACAACCAAATTACGTACCCCAAGTGAAATCTAGTGATGATTATATTAAGAATTACGAAGCGAACGATGATATGATTCACAACTATAATAAAAATGCCCAGAAAGGTCACATGCTAGACGATATGTACAATGAAATACAGACTCCATTACTTCTAGCACTCCTGTATTTTTTGTTCCAGTTGCCAATTTTTAGAACAAAATTATACACTTACTTACCAATCTTATTCGCGGATGACGGCAGCGTCAATATAAACGGATATATTTTTAACAGCGTGCTTTTTGGACTGATTTACTATATGCTTAACAAAATAACAAGTCACTTTGCCAAATTTTAACCAACGCCGCTTTGCGTAGATGTGATTATTTAATTAAATAAATAAATATTATATTCATATATATTTATTCAATTATTTTCTCTGTATGGACAAGGACAACAAGGACAACAAGGACAAGGACAAAAATAAAAATGTACTTATTGACAAATATGTCAAGAAGCTGGTAAATAATCTACCCGATGAAGTAACAAAAGGTGCCACTCAAAGTATCGATGTTATACTCGATGGTGGGGCGTTCAACGGGTGCTACTTGCTAGGAGCGTTATACTTTCTCAAAGAGATGGAGAAAAGAAATTATATAAAAGTAAATCGAATATCTGGATGTAGCGTCGGTTCGATTGCGGCATTCTTTTATATGATAGACAGGCTAGATTTAATGGAATATTTTCATAATTATGCCGTCAACGAAATACAAACAAATTATTGTCTTGAAAAATTAATTGACTATAATGCGATATTTAAAGATAAATTCTTTGAAATGCCTGCCAATATTTGCGAGATTGTAAACAAAAGACTTTTCATAACATATAATAACATAATAGACAAGAAAACGGTAGTCAGATCGACATATAGAAGTGGTGACGACGTGATGGAAACGGTTGTGAAATCTTGTTATGTTCCGTTCTTGGTCGGTAATAGTTTATTATACAGAGGAAAGTATATGGATGGAATTAATCCTCATATGTTTTCCCTTGAGAAACATAAGAATAGAAAAATAATGTATCTTGACTTGTTTGGTTACGATAAGTTTAAATACATGATAAATGTAAAGAATGAGAAGTGTGGATTTCATCGAATTTTAAGTGGACTACTAGATATTCATAATTTTTATATTAAACAATCTAGCACTGACATGTGTAGTTACGTGAATGATTGGTCTATTTTTGATAAGACTAGGTATTTTCTAAAAAAAGTATTAGAGCAATTGATATTGTACAGCATGTATTTTATTCTTATTTTGAAAAAATGTATTCCTATATGTGTTCAAGAAAGTTTAATATACATTATTATATCTAAAATAATCTATGAAGTGTATTTGTTAATTTTACAGACTTATTGCTTGTAGCATTTCACTTTCAGTATATATTTTTCTTTTTCCATGTTCTCCTCCTTCTTTGTTTCTTTCCCCAAATGCTAAATATTGATTTTGGAGTACTGCTTTTTCTTTTTCTTGTTTTCTTGCTATAATGATGAGTGTTTGTTCTTGTTTTTGAATTTGAATTTGTTTTTGAATTTGAATTTGAATTTGAATTTGAATTTGTTTTTGAGCTACTGGGATTATAATTCAAAAAATACTCTTCATATTCAGGCGTTCCTCGCTTGTCTTGTAGTTCTTTAAACTTCTTAGCCTTCTCAGCTCTCATCTCTTCCACGGAGTCCTGATGACCGTAACATGTAATACTGAATCGTTGTAGTAATCCTTTTTGACTTAAACGATTCTTTTGTTGTACGTCAAATAAAAATTTAGCCATACACAAAATTCTATCCGTGAAGTCAATGTAATAAGGACGATTCGTGTAAAGAAAAGCCAGATAAAAATTTAACATGGTATCGATGGTTGCTATTTTTATAACTTGATTTTTCACTTTAAGAATGTTGTAACTGTGACAAGCAATCGGCTTATAAACAAACGCCACAGTATCTTTGCCCACGCGAATTTCATAATGAATAGGTATAATTTCTCCTACTGGCTCTCTCTTGATTATTTTTACATTATTGAAACCAGATTCTTTTAACCTCTCCTTCACGATTTCTGCGGTCGATTCAGGATTATGTGCGAGCACGTCGAAATCGGCAACTTTATTCAGTTTGGTTTGGACGTTCTTAGGCATGTACTGTGCGTACTGAGAAATCGCAAAGCCCCCAAAAAAGACGACACCCTGATTAATGAACGCGTTCTTCACTACATCAAAAATTTTCTCTCCGCTGTCTTCATTCACCATTCCTCTTTGAAAGTCAGTGTGGTCGCAGTTATTATTATCTAGCGGGTAATGTTTATTTATTAATGTTAGACGCTTCATCACCTTCTCCCATCGAGTGGTATCTCCAGCAGGGTGACTTAATTCAAGATACATTGACATTCTTAAAAAATTCGGGTCCGTGTATAAGATACCATTTACACGTACTGCCTTGTCCTTAATTGTATTAAATAATTCTTTGGGTACGCTAGTGATATCTGCTACACCTTGGTAATTAACAAAAACCTTGTACGTGCCGTGATGTTGTCCACTCCTGGCTTCAACTTCTGTGTACCCGCGTTTTAAGTAAATATCTGCTAATTCCTTGGCGTCTTCTAACGCAGTGGAAGAGAAGAAGTCGTAGTCTGGTAGCTCTATATCAAAATTATAAATCTTATCTTCTTCAGGTAGGAGGGCATTAATGCTTATTCCACCATAACAAACCAAGTTCTTCTTCTTCAAAAAATCCTCCACAATGACAATCATTTGCTTTATCTCTGGAGTATTCACTTGTCGTTTGGCGATTTTTTCCTGTGCCTGGTCAACTTGCATTCGTAATATAGCAAGCTCGCAGTCACTAAAGCTCATATTTTTGTCACAAACTTTTTGTTTCTCTTTTTCTTTCATACAAATTCGAATATATATATTATATATAATAAATATATTTATTTTTCGTTTTCTTCATGAGGAAATTAAACACTAAAACTATAAAAATCACTTGACACATCCCGTGTTTCGTATGATAAAGCAGGGTCCTGAGGAGTGGCCTCTGGGATTGTGACTAACTTGTACCTTAAACGCTCGGGTTTCAAGCAGAACGCATAATTACATCGGTCAAAGAATAAAGCATTCTCCACAAGAAAGTTGTCCACATATTGATAACGCATCGCGATTAACTGACAGCCCGCGTCTCTACTGAGTAACCCACTCGGGTTGGGGGGGTCCGACCCATGGTCCGGGAAAACAATCGTTAGATTTCTCTTGTTATATTCTCTCAGCTCATCCAAATCAGGATTGTTTTTGACATCAAAATAACTGTATGCTCGCATGAACATTGAACCACTTGTCAAATTAACAAACTCCAATAATTCTTTATTTTCGAGAAACGAGGTGTTCTCTCTATTCACAATGAGAATTACTTTATTCATAAAGTTTAAGAGTTTTTCGTCCCCGATGTTGTGACCTGAGTTCTCGAAACTGTATTCCTTACCTAGCATTATGTCGTCATTCGCTTCGAATATACTGGCCAAGTTTGAATACATATCTTGATTATTGGACATGAATCTTAAATGAATAACTACGGGGTCGGCTGGATTGGGAGCGGTGCTTTGAGAGAAGGCGTAATTTTTGAGTGTGCTCATCACTTCGCTGAAATTCACGTAATTATAGGTTTCCTTAATGTAGTAACTGTCAGCTGTAGAAGTAGCTACAACTGGCTGATTGTCAATTGAATAAATCTCAAAATCTAATCCTCTCACTCCTTGCTTCAGCACGGATTTTAAGTTACAAATATTTACGAAATCGTTTTTATACGACCCGCCGCTACAAGCATTGTATGCGGTTTTAATATAATACTCGTTGAAGTTACCACTACAATCAGCATCACTTGAACTTAATGACCTTATATGTGCGTTTATTGAGCCGTACATGTCATTCATATAAGTACATTCCTTGTCTTGTAGTTTTGTTAAATATATGATGTACACTATGGTCAAGATGACAAAAGTCAATATCATCGCCACTACCAAATAAGTTATGAAGTTTTGCTTCATACTGTCTCTTATGTTGCTTAAATTAATTGATTCCATCGTGTTTTAATATTATTATAGTATGATGTTATTAATTTTTTTACTTTTTAATTTTCGATTTTATTCGACAAAAACTAAAAAAAAGATATCATAGTAAAGAATAAGATGTATTTTTTAATAGACAACAAGAAAAAAATAATTTTTGGTTGGTCAGCGAAATGTGGATGCTCTCACATCAAACACTTATTCAATTTCTTGGTAAATATCGATATACAAATACCAAAACTTCATGATTACACTTATAACTATTTACCCACAAATTTCAATGAGTTCATGATTATCATTTTTATAAGAAATCCATATGAAAGAATTATTTCGGGATTCATTGATAAGTACAAAGTAACAGGTTCCTGTAATAAAAAATGGAATAAGAAGATTCCACTTACTTTCAGGAATTTTACTTTAGCGGTATCAAGAAATAATCGTCAAATGATTGATAAACATCATTTCGCTCCACAACTGACAGAAGCTTGGGATGAAAAATTGAAAGCACATCAAGACTTAAAAGTTTACGACATAAGTAACATTGATTATGCTTTCCTAGAATGTCTGTACTCGAAAAAAATACCTCCTAGTGTTGTGAAATTCAGGGGTGGCCACGAGGTCAAATCATCCGCAAGAGAAATGAATCATTCCTGCTACGATGACACAATAGACACACTGACGGACATGAAACCAAGAAGCAAATTCTTTTACTGCGAAGAAATATTTAATCGAGTCACAGACTACTATAAGAGAGACATTGATTATTTCAGGAGTTTAGGGTTTGATTATAAAATTGATATATTATGATTACAATTGATTTAAAATTAAATATGAGTATATATATTAACTAAAAAAGCAAAATGGCAGGCGGATTAATGAATTTGGTTAGTGAAGGCCAACAAAATATTATACTGAATGGCAATCCCTCAAAAACATTCTGGAAAACGATATTTCAAAAGTATACTAATTTTGGTCTTCAAAAATTCAGGGTAGATTTCGAAGGGGCAAAAACATTGCGCTTGACGGAAGAGTCATCTTTCACATTTAAAATCCCTAGGTACGCTGATTTACTTATGGACTGCTACTTGAGTGTCGAACTACCTAACATCTGGTCAGGGATTTTGCCTCCCCAACTTGTTACGAACCCAGATAGTACGACTTTCTACACGGACTGGGCACCATACGAGTTCAAGTGGATTGAAAATATTGGCGCTCAAATGATTACTGAAATACTTATTACGTGCGGGAATCAAACACTTCAGCAATATTCGGGTCAGTACTTACTCGCTGCCATGCAGCGCGATTTCAACACAGACAAGAAAAATCTCTTCGACAATATGAGTGGAAATGTGCCTGAGTTGAATGACCCCGCGAATGCTGGTTCGCATGTCAACGCTTATCCCAACGCGTATTACACATCCAACCCAGCGGGGCCTGAACCTTCCATAAGAGGTCGAATCTTATATATACCATTAAATTCATGGTTTGGGTTGAAAACCCAGCAAGCGTTTCCTCTAGTCGCCCTACAGTACAATGAATTACACATCACCATTACGTTTCGACCTATTAATGAGTTATTTCAAATTCGAGATGTATTCGACTATGTCAACAATTTTCCTTACATTGCGCCTAATTTTAATCAATACTACCAACAAATGTACAGATTTCTACAGCCTCCCCCGGACGTAGAACTTGGAGTAAATTCTTATATAGACACGAGAGGAATTTGGAACGCAGATATTCATCTAAATTGTACTTATTGCTTTCTCTCTAACGATGAGGCCAAACTGTTTGCAAAGAATGAACAAAAATATATATTCAAACAAGTCCATGAAAACATCTTCTACAACGTGACGGGGCCAAATAAAATCCAATTAGATTCAATTGGATTGGTTTCTAATTGGATGTGGTATTTGCAGCGAAGTGATGTAAACTTAAGAAATGAGTGGTCGAATTATTCGAACTGGCCTTACAATTACATGCCGAACGATTTGATTCAAGCCAGCACGCTAGGAGTCATTGTAGTACCTAATTGGAATCCTGTACCTCCCGGTGACCCGACAGTTGATATTGGTCCTGGGGTGAATCCGGATGGCACACTTACTGGGTATATGATATCACAAGATTACAGTCTGCAAAACATTAAACAAATATTAGTCGGTCTTGGTATCTTATTAGATGGGCAATACAGAGAGAACATTCAGCCCGCGGGCGTGTACAACTACATTGAGAAGTACGTCAGGACCGCTGGAAATGCTCCAGATGGGTTGTATTGTTATAATTTTTCGGTGAATTCATCCCAATATGATTTGCAGCCGTCCGGCGCAATGAATATGAATCGATTTAATCAAGTCGAATTCGAATTTACTACAGTGATTCCACAATTAGACCCGTTAGCACAGGTATTGACCATCTGTGACCCAGAGACTGGCGACATTATTGGTATCAATAAACCAACTTGGCGAATTTATGACTACAATTTTAACTTTATTTTATTTGAAGAAAGGGTCAATGTAGTGACTTTTGTGGGAGGCAACGCCGGATTAATGTACGCGACTTAATTTTAACTTTTTTATATGTAATAAATATATATTACACATACAGACAAATGAAAAAAACAAAACGGCACGCTTCTAGGCGAAAAAAACAAAACAAAAGAAGCCGTAAAATTAAGATTGGGGGAGATGGCGGTGAGCTTGCTAA